AAGGGAAACATGGCAGTCAAGTTTTTCTATGTGTCCGACAAAAAGTCGTCCATGCTGGAGGACGGAGATGTTTCCGAAACATTGAAGCGCGCGAAGGTCCAGATCGGACGCATGGAGAAGTTTCTTCGCGCCGTGGATCGGGACACCGCAAGAGATATTGTGCCGGTGAACGCATCGTCGTTTTACTGGAAAGGCGCAGAGAAACTGCGTGAAGAATACTACGGTCTGTAGCCGTGGGATCGGGAGCGCCCGTTATAGCGCACACTTCGAAACCGTTAGCTTAGGAGAAACATAATGCTAATTGATACTGGAAGCACAGGTGGCAGCACCGGACCGTGGATGTCATGGTCGTCAAACGGTTCAGCCATTAAGGAGATCAAGGCGAAGTCTTGGGTTTTGCGTGGCAAAGACGAGTCCGGCACCAAGTTCGAGAAGAACATTCCCGCGTTTGAAGCAGGTGTGGTCATGGACTTGGACACGCTCAAGCTTGGATGGGAGCGCGAAGGCATTGATCGCCCAGAGCGCCGCTGGAACCCGTCTCTTGCGCAGGCAATGCCGCGTCCGTCAGACGAGAAGAAACCGCAAGGAGGATACGTCTGGACAAACGCTCTGTCCGTGCGCGTAGCGCTGGGCAAGGGGGAAACTGCTACTTGGGAGCAGGGCCAATGGGCTGCTTACGAAGGGTTCTCCCGCCTTGCCAAGCAAATTAATGACCAGATTGGCAGCAATCCAAACAAGTTGCCTATGGTCAAGCAGAGCGGCGTTGAAACCATCAAGCTCGGGAATGGCGCTGCCAACGTGCCGCTCTTGGAAATCGTGAAATGGGTGGATCGTCCTGACAGCCTGAAAGACGACGCGCCGCAGATCGCAACGGCTGCGCCGGAGCCAGCACCTGCTCCAACTCCCGCGCCTGCACCGGCAGAGGAGCTGGATGACGCTGAGTTTTAGATAAAAAAATGCCCCGCCTTTTTACGGGCGGGGCAGTTTACAGGAAGAAAATGCAGATGAACCAGACACCGGAGGTTCCATTGGACAATAAAACACAATCCGAGAGCTTGCAAGCAAATCAGGATACCGTGCGAAGCTTTATGCAGTTCATCACGCAAGATTGGAACCAACTTGATGGTGATCCAAAGATAGAAATCAGAACGATAAACGCAGCGCGAAAGGTTACAGTCTCCCGCTTCGCATTAGACTGGCTGGATGATGCGGTTGATCACGCCGTTACGATGAACCAGCACAAGCAAAACGTCTATATGTGCATCAACCCAATCAACGGAGATGCAAAGATAGAAGCCGGTAGAGGCGCGCATGACACTGACATTATGGCTGCGTTTTTCAACTTCGCAGACGCCGACACCGATGGCGCGATGCAGAACCTAAAAGCGTTTGCCGGTCCAAAGTTCACGATGAGCGTGCGCACCGGCACCAAGCCGTTCATGCGCGGTCATGCCTATTGGCAGCTAGAAGAGCCGTGCCTGAACCTGGACGCATGGAAGGCAGTGCAGAAGTCTATCGCTGCAAGCCTTGGCACGGACGCGATGGTCGTTAATCCAAGCAGGATTATGCGTGTTGCGGGTACGGTGTCATGGCCGAATGAGGATAAGATTAATCGGGGTTACACGTCAGAGCTGGTGACGATGCGCACAGAGTTCAGCACTGACAGGGAGCCAGTGCCGTTCGAGCGTATGATGCGCGCATTCCCTGCACGCGCTGAGGCGCAGACGAGCGAGATGCACATTGATACCGGTCAGCGCGCGTTAGACAGGGCGATGCTGGAGGCGCAGATCACGCAAGGCGCGGACTGGCATAACAACATTATCAAGCTTGTTGCCAGCTATGTTGCGAAGGGATTGAGCGACAGCGAGATACACGCGCTTACGGATCGCTTCACGATGGGCGGTTATACGGTGGAGGATACAAGGCGCGAGGTGCAGCAGGCAATTGACGGAGCGCGCGAGAAGGGCTGGACGCCTGAGCCTGCGCCGGAGCCGGTTGAGGTAACGCCGCAGACAATACAGGACTTCCCGATTGATAGCAGTGAAAGTTTCCTCGCTGACCTGCGCCCGCTGGAATATCTGATTGATGGATTGCTGCCGCTGGGCGTGACGTACAGCCTCACTGGTTACGCGGGACATGGTAAGACGACATTGGCGTTGCAGGTCGCACTGAGCGTGGCTCTCGGTCAGCCGTTCGGGGATAGAGAGACGAGCAAGGGGAGCGTGCTGATCCTAGCAGGGGAGAACCCGCACAACGTCAAATGGCAATACGCTGCGGCGTTGGCGGCGAGGCGCATCAAGCACACAGATAAGGTGGACATTCATTTCGTGCAGAACCGGTTCAGCATGGCGCAGTTTTCTGACGTGTTGAAGGCAAAGATGCAGGAGATGGACGACCTAAAGCTGATCATCATTGATAGTTTGCAAGCCTTCTTTGAGGGCGACAACGACAATGACAACAGCCAGATGGTTGAGATGGCGCACAAGATACGCAGTTTGTGCGACATCAAACAGCGCCCTGCTATCGTTATTATCGCTCACCCCGCCGGCAAAACCCCAAGCAAGGACAACCTCGTGCCGCGCGGTGGTGGTGCTTTCCTGAACGAGATCGACGGGAACCTGACGGTATGGTCGCAAGACGCAGCGCAGCAAACGCTGCACCATTCACAGAAGTTCAGGGGCGCTGGGTTTGATCCGATGGAGTTCATCATGCAGGTGCATGAGTTCGATCACCTAACGGACATACATGGCACGCCGCTAAAACTGCCAGTCAGCAGACCGGAAATGGCTACCGAAAAGATGACGAGGGACCAGGACAACGAGCGCATACTTGAAGCGTATCTCGACACGGTGGACGCAGGCACGCCGCTATCGGTCAGGGAGCTGGCGGCGCAGAGGTCGATCAGTCGTTGGCGGGCCGAGCAGATTATCCGCACGGCGCGGGAGGAGAAACTGATCAAGCGGCACGCAAAAACATGGGTGCTGACGGAGGGCGGACGAGATTATTTGCGGTCGAAAGAGGCGGGGATTTAGGTGGCATGTGTGGGTTTTATAAATTACCAGAAGGCAATGTTTTAATAAGTTTCTCCGGCGGCAGAACTAGCGGCTTTATGTTGCATGAAATACTGGAGGCCAACGGTTCTCTGCCAGACCGAGCGAAGGTCGTGTTTGCAAACACCGGGCGCGAGATGCCAGAGACATTGGACTTCGTTCAAGAGTGCAGCGAGCGTTGGTCTGTGCCGATCACTTGGCTGGAATACGTTCGCCGAGATAATAAAGTCGGATACGAGGTCGTAAATCACAACAACGCCAGCCGAAATGGCGAGCCGCTTGCCGCATTGTTTCGCAGCCGTTCCTACCTGCCGAATGTGATGCAGCGTTTTTGCACACAAGAAACAAAAGTAAAAACAATTAAGCGCTATCTGGTCAATGAGCATGGCTGGAAGAATTGGTTTAACACTGTTGGCATCCGAGCCGACGAGAGGCATCGAGTGAAGCATTCGACAGACAAGAGGTGGAATAATTGGTTTCCCCTTGCAGATGCGGGTGTAAGCAAAAGGGATATCTTGGATTTTTGGAACTCGCATCACTTTGACTTGCGCGTCAAGCAGGGAGGAGGCAATTGCGACGGCTGCTTTCTAAAGTCAGAAGCCACGCTTGCTATGATGTGGAGAGAACATCCAGAGCGTATGCGGTGGTGGGCAGACATGGAGGCTGAGATTGGCAGCAGCTTTCACAAGTCGCGCACGTTTGCTGAATTAGGCAGCTTTGTTGAACGACAGAAAGATTGGATTTTCGACGATGAAGAGTTCTTGTGCCAAAAAGATGACGGCGAATGTACGGGATGAAAGGCAAAATTTTAGGTGTCTGGTCGGGTGTCTGGTGGGGTTTTGAAAAACATGGTGTCTGGTGCCAGACAGAAAGACCAGACACCTGCCAGACACTTGCTTAAAAAGATCAACGATTGCAATGCTTTAGGGTGTCTGGCGGTGGTGTCTGGGGTATGCTGTCTTTTGCCGAAAGTGTTACTGTCTGTCTGGGGGGGTTTCTTTAGGAACCCCCAGACCAGACACTCCAGACGCAGACACGGTTAAACGGGAAGAAAGAGGAGAGACTACGTTGGCGAAGGGTACGGGTAGAACAGTCGGTCCAAAGGGGTCGTCAGGTCGGGCAAGACCGAAGAGGCAGAAGAAAGCGGACAGGTTGCTGCATGGGAAGTTGTCGGCGGAAGAGATACAGTGCGACTATGCGTTGGCTCCGTTTGATCGAGAGAGCGAGGCGATGGATGCGAAGTGGGGGGTTGATCGGCTGGTTGAGTTGGTGTCGCCCGAAACGGCGGGGAAGTGGGGGTCGGCAATGGCGAAGCTCAGTGATGCGATTATGCAGAACGATCCTGCTGTCGTTTCGGCAAGGGCGGCTGTTTGCATACGCGGACTGAGGGCGATGGATGAGGAGGCTACGTTGGCGGGCGCTGCGCCCTCTTCGGACGAAGTATGGGAAGCCTACGTTGACGGAGAGCTGTATGGGATTATGCGAGACGCAAGAGGCTGGAAGCGGATCAGGGAGAAAAGGCCGGACCTGACGCTAGTGACGCTGAGGGAAGTTGCTATCGCTCTTGAAGCCTGGAAGGCAAGCAAGGCTGGCGAGTATGAAAGGCTGATCAAAGAGACGTTCGAAGGCGCTGAGGTCGTGGGGATTAAAATTGAAAAGAAAGGTATGGAGGATGAAATTCCATTTTGACACGCCTACGTTGGCGGACGTTGAGGTGCGGCGATGAAACTCGAAGCGTGGCGAAAAGAGCAAGGGTGGTCTTATGATCGGCTCGCGAAAAAGGTTGGCGCTGCGCAGGCGAGTGTGGTGCGGCGATGGTGTCTCGGTCAGGTCATGCCTTCGCCTGAGTTTCAGTTGTATGTGCAGGAGGCCACAGGGGGCGCTGTAGGGCCTTCTGACTGGCCTCGGCAGGGTAAGCCTGCTGGAAAGAGGAAAGGCCGCTAGTGCGGCCTCTCCGTGGGTGTGTGGGGATGTGCTACGTTCTGGCAAGGTGTCGCTTGACGTCTTTCCTGTTGCAGAATTTTTCAATAATCCGCTGATGCGCTGGGCTGCATCCGTCTAGCTCAAGTCCCGCGCGCAAAATCCTGTCGTGTATGGTCTTGCGCATTGAGTGGGACAATTCGCGCATGGGGTGCCGATATTCCCAGTCCCAAAAAAACGCCTTGCCTTCGTAAAGTGGGGTTCCGATCCTTGCTTCGTCCAAATGAAGGAAGGCAAACTCGTCGGTCTCGTCGATCATAATCATAGCATGTGCTCCCTATAGGCAATAAATTGCGATGGTTAGCGCATTGTGTCGTTGTTGTATTTAGTCACAGCGCTGCACCATATTTCGTTTGCAATGTATTCTTGCGCTTCCGCAAGCGTAGCTTCCGGCCATTCGCTAGGTGATGAAGGCTTGGAAAGCCAGCCAGACGAATCTCGCATGATGTTTGTGTCTCGCGAGTAACGTAGGTTGTAGCCAATAGCACGACAAAATGACGCGCGGATTCTATCGTCTTTTATCGCATTGTAGTGCGGGCTGCGGTTGCGTCTTTGCTTGGCAATATTAAGAACGAAAGTCTCTGAAAGGTCTGCTGCATATACTGTTTTGTTTGTCATTTCCGTGTCTCCCTATAGGCAATAGATTGCGATTGCTAGCGCCGCGATTGCCGCGACGCTGATAAAGTCGGTGATTAGGTCAAGGGGTTTCATGATGTGACCTCGATATATGCAAAAGCGCTATCTGCACTGCGCGTCGCAATTTTCTCAAAAGAAAATCCTGCTGTTTCAATATTTGCGGCAATGCATTCAGCGCAAAAGCCTGTGCGGAAGGCGTTTTTGTTTGTGCCTATGTGCGTTGCGGGCTTGCCGCATTCATGGCCGTATGACCCGCGCGGTGCGCTATGGCATTTTCCGTCGCCCGCGTATGTATCAATCGGAAATTGATATTGGCGTTTCATTGTGCTGCCTCCTCAAGTTCTTCCGCAAGCTCATGCAGTTGCTCAAGTGCTGCGCAATAAAGGGTTGCGAATGCAATGCGGCAAGCGATGGCGCCGAACGTGTCACCTGGCTGGGCAATGCCGCCGCAATCCTCTAGGAATGCCTCGCCGTCGCTAGTGTCTTGCTGGCTGCAAAACTCTACGCCGCGATAGTAGTAAATCGCGGCTTCGTGGCTTTCGCAAATGTCGTGGATAAAGTCTTGCGCTTTGTCCAGATCATATTCGCATTGTTCAAGTGCTTCTTTTGCGATTTCGCAGGCTTCTGTGTAGAGGTTCATTTTCTTCTCCTGTGGTGTTGTTATGGGACTGACATAGGACGTTGCTTGGATGGTGTCAAGGGGTGATTGCGACATAGGGCGAAAAGGGTTAGATTAGGTGGGCAAGTATAGAGCTAGGTGGGGCATATGGCTGTTAAAGTAACGAAGGCTGTCATGGAAAAGATCGCGGATCGCCTAGCGTCCGGTGAAAGCCTGTTGAAGATAACAGAGGATAAGTCGATGCCGAGTTATCGCGCTGTAACGGGCGCTGTTATTCGCGATGAAGAGCTGTTCAACATCTATCGGCAGGGCCGTGTCATGCAAGCCGAGTATCACGCGGATCGGATCAATGATCTTGCGAACGCGCCGCTACCGACGCACCACGCTGACGGAACGCCGTGCGATAGTCGGTGGCTCGGTGCTGAAATTCAGCGCAGGCGGCTCGAGGTCGATACGTTCAAATGGACTATGGCTCGCGCGCAGCCTCATGGCATTCGGGACAAGAAAGAGGACGCCCCGCAGAACCAAGCGATCACGATCAGCTGGGCCAGTGGGGAGCCAAAGGTAGAAGGTAGCGATTGACCTATCGACGTGACATCCAGCGTTCCGAACTACGCGCGGGTAACTCGGGCGTCGCCCATCACGCCAACATCATTCAACCGCGAGTTGTCTGCCGCCAGCGAATGAACATGCTATTTAACATAACCCCTATTATGCGCGCAACTTTTGCGCGAGCAGCGCTGGGGGTGGGGGTCTCGGCGATGCCGCCAGCAGCGGGCAGGCACCCCCACCCCGCCCCAGAACGCCCGCCGCGCGTAAACCACTGTAACCCGAGTTGAAAATGCACACATCCATCCTCAACCACATCGAAGCGTTACACGAACAGCTCGAAGCTGCCGCCATCGACGAAGACCCCGTGAACTGCCTTGAAATTGCGTTGCTGCTGCTGGATGTTTATGAGCGCTTACTTGATGAACACAACATACTGATCATCAACCACGGGGAGCATCTGCATTGACTGAGATCGTTATTCCTTACTCGCCGCGCCCGTTGCAGCGTGAATTGCATGACGAGATGAGCGCGAAGCGCTGGGGTGTCGTTGTTTGCCACCGTCGATTTGGCAAGACGGTCTGGGCGATTAATCACATTCTGCGCGATGCTATTATGTGTGCGAAGCCAAGCCCTCGGTATGCTTACATGGCTCCGACTTACCGGCAGGCTAAGAACGTTGCTTGGGATTATCTCAAGCAGTTTGCCGGTGCTATACCTGGCGTTAAGTTCCATGAGACGGAATTGCGGTGTGACCTGCCGACAGGCGCGCGCATATCGTTGTTGGGCGCTGAGAACCCTGATAGTTTGCGTGGTATTTATCTTGATGGCTGCGTGATGGACGAAGTTGCGCAGATGCCGGAGAATGTGTTTCCGGAGGTTATTCGCCCTGCGCTTTCTGATCGCAAGGGCTGGGCTGTATTTGTTGGCACTCCTAAAGGTCACAATGCTTTCTTTGATCTTTACGAGGAGGCGAGCAGCAACGTTGATTGGCTTTGTGTTGTGAACAAGGCGAGTGAGACGGGGATACTTGACGAGGAAGAATTGGCTGCTGCTCGGCAGACGATGACTGAGGATCAGTATCAGCAGGAATTTGAGTGTTCTTGGAATGCCAATGTGCCTGGCGCTATTTATGGTAAGGAGTTGGAGACTGCGCAGATTGCGGGTCGGATTACCAAGGTGCCGTATGATCCGAGTGTGCGTGTTGATACTTGGTGGGACTTGGGGGTTGGTGACAGTACGGCTGTTTGGTTTACGCAGACTGTTGGTCGTGCGGTTCATGTGATTGATTTTTATGAGGCGCGTAATGAGGGTTTGCCGCATTACTGTGAGGTGCTGAATAAGAAGCAGTATTTATACGGGACACATAATGCTCCGCATGATATAGAGGTCCGTGAATTGGGTTCTGGTAAGAGTCGCAGGGAAGTTGCTTGGGACTTGGGCTTGAACTTTCGTGTGGTTCCGAAGTTGCCTATTGAGGATGGGATACACGCGGCGCAGATGTTGTTGCCTCGGCTATGGTTTGACCGAGATGCCTGTAAGGATGGTTTGGAGGCTTTGCGACAGTATCATCGTGCGTATAATGAGCGCACTCGGAGTTATCGTGCAACTCCGGTGCATGATTGGACGAGCCATGCTGCGGATGCGTTTCGGTATCTTGCGGTTGGTTATAGGGAAAGCGGGCCTGTTATGAAGGCTCCACAGACGCAGGCGGTTATGGACTATGACCCGTTTGCTGCTTGAGGTGATGATATGGCGTTTCTAGCTCCTTTTCTTCCGTACTTGGCGGCTGGTGCTGCTGGTGTTGCTTTGGGCCGTGCGAGTAGGCGGGGTAGTAATGCTGCGGAAACGGCGCCTACGCCGGAGCAAAATCCTGTTGAGGTTGACACGACGCCGGTTCCTCCTGCGGCACCTGAGCCTGTAGCGCCTCCTGCGAGTGATGCGGCGACTGAGGCCGGTTCTTCTACTGCTGCTGGTGGTGAGGCTGAGGCAACTGCGATGGAAGAGGCTGCAAAGACTGAGGCTGAGAAGGACGCTGCTGGCACGGCGCGCAAGGGTCGGCGTTCTACTATTTTGACCACAAGCCGCGGATTGCTTGCTGAGGAAGCTGGTACGCTTAGGGGTGGTCGTTCATTGATGGGCGGCGGAGGGTTGATCAGATGATGCAGTTATCTCAGTTGATTGCTGGTCAGATGGGCGGCAATTCTAATCAGGTTGCTAAGGGTCGGCGTTCTTCTGTGAACGTTGATCCTATGGAGCGTTTGAATCAGCGTATGGCGGGACGCACGCAAGGTGGTGCCGTTAAGAAGAACATAAAAGAGGACCGGCAGCGCCGGTCTTTGATTGCCAGTTATGGGGGCATGTAATGCAGGTTAATCCGTTAGTTGCCAAGCTGGATCGTCGTTATCAGGACTTGTCAAACTCTCGTTCTAATTGGGAGAAGCATTGGCAAGAGCTTGCTGATTATATGTTGCCGCGCAAGGCGGATATTACGAAGAAGCGTACTAAGGGCGACAAGCGCACTGATTTGATTTTTGATGGCACTGCCATTCATGCGGTTGAATTGCTTGCGTCGTCTTTGCATGGGATGCTGACAAGCCCGTCAACGCCGTGGTTTTCGTTGCGGTATCGCAATCCGAATTTGCAGCGCAATGACGCGGCGAACGAGTGGCTGGAGTTGTGCGTTGATCAGATGTATCAATCGTTTCATCGCTCTAACTTCCAGCAAGAGGTTCATGAACTTTACTATGATCTAGTGGTGTTTGGCACTGGTGCTTTGTTCCTTGACGGCGACAAGGACGAGCTTCGGTTTGCGACGCGGCACATTGCTGAGGTTTGCGTCGCTGAGAACTCCAAGGGTGTTGTTGATACGGTGTATCGCAAGTTTAAGATGACTGCGCGTGCTATTGAGCAGCAGTTTGGGCGCGATAACATACCTGCTCAGATCATGAAGGACAGTGATAAGG